CAGATATTTTAGAAGCGAGTTTTAGAAATGAGAGTGATGTAGATACACCACTTTCAAAAATAAACAGATCACAATATCAGGCTTTTTCAAACAAAAGTTCTACGGGTCAACCATCACAATACTTTGTGCAAAGATTTATAGATAAAGTTACTATAACTTTATATCTCACACCAGGAGATACACAGGCTGGTAAATTTATTTATTTCTATTATGTAAAAAGAATTCAAGATGCAGGTAAATATACTAACGAAGCAGATGTAGTTAATAGATTCGTGCCCTGTATGTGTGCGGGTTTATCTTACTACATCTCCATGAAAAAAGCACCCCAAAGAACTCAAGAGATGAAATTGTATTACGAAGATGAATTACAAAGAGCACTACAAGAAGATGGATCAGCAGCTAGTGTTTTCATCTCACCTAAAACCTACTACCCGGAGATATAATGGACAAAGATAAAATACAAGAAATAGCAGATGAATTAGCCGAATCAATATACGGTAAAGACTTTTACGATCTAAGTGGTCGTCAACAAAGTGAAATTTACAACAAAGCTATTGTAGAATTAGATGACATGATGAATGCTAAAGCTGAAATGATGAGAAAGGGTGAAGCTGATGGTGGTCGTATAAAATTAGAAGAAGGCGGTTATTTAGATTATTTAAGAGCTGTAAAAGAATTAGGATTTCAACCAATTCGTATTGATGAATATAAATCCTTGCAAGGATCTATGGACATGTCAGATATAATAAAATTAACTGAACGATTAAACATGGTTAATAAAAAGGTAGAGTAGTATGGCAAAGTTTGCAAAAGGTAAATATGCATTAGCAATATCAGACAGAAGTGGTCAAGCATTTCCTTGGAGAGAGATGGTTACTGAATGGAATGGTGCTTTTGTTCACATATCAGAATACGAAAAGAAACAACCACAATTGGAACCAAAACCTTTTGTGGCTGATCCACAGGGATTAGAACAGGCAAGACCACAACGTTTCCCCTCTGATCAGATAGGCGGTGGAAATATGGTTGCTAGTTTAACTCTACCTGGAGATTTTGCCTTTTCAGATTTAAATAATAATAGTATGGTGGCTGAAGACCCTGGACAAATAAATAGCAGGAGAGAGGCACAACTAAATGTGGGAGAGGTCACGGTAAATATAACATGACGTATACAGAGTTAGTACAAAAAATCAGAGACTACACAGAAGTTACAAGCACAGTTTTAACTGATACTATTGTAAATGGATTTATAGAAGATGCAGAGTTTAGAATTTTAAGAGATGTAGATTCTGATAATAACAGAAGATATGTAACTGCTCAATTAATTGCAGGGACAAGATTTATAGATACGCCTGCTGGTTTGTTGGTTATTAGATCTGCTCAAATTGTAGATTCTGATGGAACAGCTAATCCTGATAACAGAGATTTTTTACAATATAGAGATACTAGTTTTATGTCAGAATTTAATAATCTAAATTCTCAAGGAGTGCCTAAATATTATAGTAATTGGGATGATGACACAGTGGTTGTGGCTCCCACTCCAGATCAGACATATACTATTCAATTAAATTATATCTTGAAACCTGATGGATTATCGAGTACAGTTCCTACTACATATTTAAGTCAAAATTTTCCCAATGGCTTATTATATGCATGCCTAGTTGAGGCTTTTAGTTTTTTAAAGGGGCCAAATGATCTCTTGCAATTATACGAAGGAAGGTATAAACAAGCAGTAGAAGGCTTCTCAATAGAACAAATGGGAAGAAGAAGACGAGATGAATATCAAAGTGGTGTTCCTCGTATAGGTAAATAGGAGAAAATAAACATGGCTATAACACAAGCAATTGCAAACTCTTTTAAAAAACAATTATTAGATGGTGATCAGGATTTTACTGCAGCACCTTCTGGTGATATTTTTAAAATAGCTCTTTATACTTCTTCAGCAACTCTAAACTCAGCTACAACTTCTTTGTTAACTAGCTCACCTACTAATGAAGTTCCAAACTCTGGACAATACACAGCAGGTGGTGGAAAATTAGTTAACTTAGCAACTTCAATAACAGCTGGTGTAGCAAGAGTAGACTTCGCAGACAGATCGTTTACGAACGTTACTATTACTGCTAGAGGAGCTTTAATCTATAACACATCGTTCTCAAATTCAGCGGTGGCAGTTTTAGATTTTGGAGCAGATAAAACAGCTACATCTGGAGTTTTCACAATTCAGTTTCCGGCTAATACATCAACAGCAGCGATTCTAAGGATCTCTGGTTAATCGTAGGAGGTAAACTCCTATGAGTGGATCAGGAACTTGGGGCGTCGGCACTTGGGGTCAAAACCAATGGAATGATTTAGCGGACCCAACTTTTACAGTTACGGGTATTGCCTTAACTGCGTCTTTAGGAGACGAAACAACCGTTGGTGAAATCAACACTGGTTGGGGTAGACTTAACTGGGGTGATTTTGGTTGGGGTATTGCAGGTACGTTTATTGCAACAGGTGATGCCGTTACAGCAACTCTTGGAAGTGTTGCAATAACCGCAGGTGCCAGTACAGGTCCATCTACAAATAATAATCAACTCATTACAACTACACTTAACGATGTAACAATCGATATTCGATCTGTGGTATTTCCAAGTGGTTTCCCATTAACTGCAGCTGAAGGAACAGCTGATGCTGGTCCTGATGCGATGGCCACAGGTATTGCAATGTCTATGGGTCTTGGAACTGTGGACGCGTTTAATCAAACAGGTTGGGGTAGACAAGGTTGGAATGTTAATGCGTGGGGTGTCGAAGGTCAATTTGCAAACGTTGATGTAACTGGTATTGCAATGACAGCTGCTACTGGAACATTAGGAATGACCGGTAATGCTAATTTAACTCTTAACACTTTAAACGTAGCTCAAGCAACTCTTGGTATTGTAGACCCAGCTCCTGATGCTGGCGTAACTGGAAATTTAATAACTGCAAATTTAGGAGCCGCTGTAGGTCAGGCTGGTGCAGGTGCAACTCCTTCAGGTATTGCAATGACGGCTGGATTAGGTACGGTTACAGCAGTTCCTGGTCAAGAAATTGTACCAACAGGATTCCCAGTAGAAGCAAGACTTTCTTCAGCATTTAACATATTAATTCATGTTGATGTACAAGTTACAGGTTTAGGCTTGACTATGAACCAAGGATCTGGTAGTGCTTTGATCTGGAACGAAGTTGATACAGGTTCAGCGCCTATAACACCTCCAGGATGGCAAGAGGTGGCTGCATAATGAGTTTGACAGAAACTCATATTTTTAATAAAATGAACGTATAAGGAATTAAAAAATGGCGAATTCAACATCTGCTAACCTAAAACTTACAGTACAAGCAACCGGTGAGAACTCGGGAACTTGGGGTCAAATCACAAATACAAATTTACTTATTTTAGAACAAGCTATTGGTGGCTTTACAACTTTTAACTTAACTAACGCTAACAGATCATTAACTTTTACTAATGGTGCTTTATCAAATGGTAAAAATGATGTTATTAAATTAACAGGAACTTTAGCAGCAAACAGAACAGTATCTATTCCAGATGGAATTGAGAAAGTTTACAACGTACAAAACGCATGTGATCATGCAGGAAACACTTTAACTTTTAAAACATCATCAGGTACAGGTGTTCTTTTATGTGAAGGAAATAACTATGTATTGTATTCTGATGGTACAAATGTTGTAAAATTATCTGAGCAAAGAAACTGGAGAGCAATTTCAGCAGCGGAAACAGTTCAAGCTGGTGCTCAACTTTTAGTAAATACAAATGGTGGGGGCGTAACCGTTACACTACCAGCCTCACCTGCTACAGGGGATGAAGTTTCATTTGTAGATCAAGGATACGATTTTAATAGTAACGCATTGACTGTTGGAAGAAATGGATCTAATATAGCTAATGCAGCGTCTGATCTTGTTGTTAATACTCAAGGTGCAGGTTTCTGTTTAGTTTTTTCAGGAGATGCAACAACAGGATGGACGTTTAAGGAGAAATAGAATATGTCAAATTACGAAGCAACAAGATACGATTTCGATGGAGCAAACCTTACAGGTATCGAAGGAATTCCTACAGCAACTATTGTGCCGTGGTCTTCTGCATCAGTGCCAACAGGTTTCTTAGAGTGTAATGGTCAAACAGTTTCAAGATCTACTTTCGCTGCCTTATTTGCAATCATAGGTACGACTTATGGTGCTGGAGATGGTGCAACTACTTTTTTAGTGCCTGACCTTCAAGATAACGTAGCAATTGGTAAATCAGGAACCAAAGCTTTAGCATCGACTGGTGGAGCAAACACAGTTTCTTCCTCAGGAAACGTTGGAGGTTCAACAGCTAATGCAACTTTATCAGAAGCACAACTTGCTTCTCACGATCACAGTTTCCAAGCTAGAGTTGCACCACCTCATAACCCTGGTCCAGCAAACGTTGTTGGTAACCCAACTAATGGTAACCTAACTTCTAGAAACGTGGGTAATGCAGGTTCTGGTACAGGTCACGCACATAACATGAGTGCAACTTTTTCGGGTGATGCGACTTCAGTCGTGCAACCTTTTTTAACAGTGTTATATATAATTAAAACGTAGAAAGGAAATAGTATGGCAACAAACGCAACATGGACAGTAATAATGGATGACAAGAGAGTCATTAAACAAAGCGGTGACGCTGCAGGTCCTTATAAGATTGATGATAATGATTTTTGGGGATTAGCTAAGTTTTCAAACATTTGGGCTATTCAATATGGTACAGGAAATGTTAATGATCAAGTAGAGTATAGAGATGAAACTCCTCACTCTAGTTGGGATAATGCAAATTTAGGAGATTTTTCAGATTTTATTAACAGATGGGACGCCGCTCATTTATCTAAACTTCAAGAAGATTGGGACAATGATAATGTTGTAGACGCTGAAGGAAATTCTACAGAAACTGAATCTGATAAACTTGCAAGATTAGGTGCAAGACCTACGTCTTATTCTTCATCTTAACATCATCCAAGAAGTTATAATATATTTTTCTCCAGATAATGGAGAATTTCCTCTATGTATGTAAGGAAAACTTGCAGGCCAAATAACTATTCTACCTTTTTTTGGTTTTACTCTTTTTGAAAAATGTAAAAATTCTGTTTCTCCACCTTCTTCAACATCGTTTAAATATATTGAAAAAACAAAAGCTCTAGCTTCATTTTCAAAACCTTTACCATGTTCTACGTGCCACACATGATATCCTTCTGTAGGTAAAGTTTTTTGAATTTTTAAAGTTGTATAATAAAATTGATCTTGACCAAAAGCATCTGAAGCTCCTGTATTTTTTATATAATGTTTCCAGGCTTGGTCATAATTTAAAACCATGGTTTTTAAAGATTCCCACCAAACATTTATATTATGTGGACCTGCAAAATATTGTTGGTCTTGTTTGCTTAAAATAGATGCACTTTCTCCACCTATTCTATTTACTGTATTGTTAAAGTTATTTTGATCTTCATATAATTTAATAGCGTTATTACACTCCTCTGCCGTAACATAGTTGTCATAAACACCTATAAAATTATTTATGTTTACTGTTTTTTCGTTCATGTTTTGTTATTATCTCCCTATCTTCTTTAGTTTCTCTCGCTCCTGTATTTTTTATATATGCATCATACGCATGATGGGTAAAAGGTCCATTCTTATCTACATAATGAAAAAATACTTGAGCCATACCTTCACCTTTGTAAGGACCTGGCCTCCAATGTTTTTGAGTGCAACCTGCGTATAATACTGCGTCTCCCTCTTCTAATTCAAAACAAGTTCCTTCTACAAAAATAGGCCAGTTATCATATTTCTTGATACATGCAGTTACAGATATTTCACACGAAGGCCTATCAGTGTGTTTACTCAAGAGGCCTCCAAATATGTAATATCTCCAATATGTATACGTAGGAAATAGTTCTAAATTAGATTCCTCTTCAACTTTAGGTAATTTTAAATTCAATAAGCTATCCATTAAAGGATCGTTATACCATGCAGGTGAAAAACACTTATCGTCTATTGTGTATATATTGTAGTCCAATTTATTGTAACAATATTTTTCTAAAATATCTAATTCATTTTTAGAAAAAAAATTTTTTATTAATTTATTTTTCATCTTTATTAAATATCCAAGTTTGTATACTTAAACGTGGATGTGTCTTTTTTAAATTTGCATTTACTTTATGCACTAATCCACATTTTGCAATGATTATTGAGTTACCTACAATGGGCAAAAAGCCCGAGGACGTATCTGTTTTAAACATAAACTCACCACCCCAGTTTTGATTCCATGTTTTATTAAAATAAAATGTGGCTGCATAAACTCTATTTTTACCACCATCCTCGTGCCATGTTAAATGTTGACCATAAGTGTATTTACGCCAATGACTATGAAATTTTTTGTTTATTAAATTTACAAATCGTTGATGTTCTAAAAATGTATGATATTTAGAAAAAAATTCATTATTTGTTTTTACATCATGTTGTTTATAACTATATGACATGTCATCTACTTCCTCTTTATATGTGCGCCAGCCTACAGTTGTAGGATTAAAGTTAGAGTGATTTCTTTTTTTAATGGCAGTAAGATACATATCTTTATAGAGTTGTGGTGGTAGAAAATTTTGTATCCAAAACAAATCGTTTTTTAATTGATAAGCCAAATTCATTATTGAAGCCATGCAACTATGCTATATCTAGTTCCTTTTTTAATTGGTTCAATCATATGAGGATACATGAAATTACTTGGAAAAAAAACTATTGATCCTTTTATTAAATTTAATCTTTTTACTTCTACATTCTTTTGATCAAAGAAAACTAAATCACCACCCTCGTAATTATCATTTAAATTAATAATGACACTGAGATGTCTCTGAGCCAATGTATAGTAATCATTATGAATATTATATTTTCCACCAACACTATACTTCAATAGATCTATTTGATTAATTTTATTACTCATCATTTTAGGAAATTTAATTTTATAATGAGCATAAAGCCTCTCTATTTCTTTTTTTATATAGTTCCAATAAAAAATATTAGTAGGAGTTTTTAGATCCAAATTATATCCTTTCACATTTCTTACATTTGTTTCTACATCTCCTGCGCCACCAATTGCTAAATTTTGATTTGCTTTTTTATCTATTAAAGGGATAATTTTTTCTATAAAAGTATTATTTACAATACCTTTTAACTCCATGACTGCTTCTAAATAATCCATTATATTGATACTTTCATTCTGTAAAAAACTAATATATAAGCTACTATATGCTACAAAAATTAAAATTCAAGTCTGGATTCAATAAACAGGACACTGAGTCTGGAGCTGAAGGCCAGTGGACCGATGGTGATTTTGTTAGATTTAGATATGGCCTACCTGAAAAAATAGGAGGGTGGCTTCAATTAACATCTTCTCAAAAGACTTTACCTGGAGCTGCTAGAGCTCAAGTTGCATTTTCAAGTTTTGCTGGTGAAAAATATGCGGCTATAGGTACATCTCAAGGTTTATTTCTTTATTATGGTAATGATTTTTTTGATATCACACCATTGGATACCGCAATAACAGGGGGGACTTTAACAACTGTTAATAACTCCAATACTATAACTATTAATAAAGGCTCACATGGATTAGCCGTAGGACGATATGTGACTTTGTCTGGTGTTACTGTCACAGGAGCATCTGGATATACAGCTGCAGATTTAGAAAAGGTTTATGAGATATTAACTGTGCCTGACGTAGATAAATTTACGGTGCAGGCTGCCTCAGTAGAAACAGGATCAGGTATGACAGCTGCAGGGGCTGTTACTGTTAATCCATATGTTGAAGTTGGTCCAACTATTCAAACAACAGGGTTTGGTTGGAGTACATCAACCTGGGGTGCTTCTACTTGGAATACACCTAGGGCGACAAGTGACGTGACTCTAGATCCAGGAAACTGGAGTCTTGATAACTTTGGACAGGTTTTAGTTGCAACTATATTTAATGGTAAAACTTTTACATGGAACGCAGGTGCAGCAAACGCTAGAACAATAAGGGCCTCATTAACAACAACAAATTTTGCAACAGGTAACAATCCTACAAAAACTAGATTTACATTGGTGTCAGATCGTGACAGACATTTATTTCATTTCGGAACTGAGACAACTATTGGTGATACTACGACACAAGATCCCATGTTTGTAAGATTCTCTAATCAAGAGGATTTAAATACATACACACCAACGGCTACCAACACTGCAGGTACGTTTAGATTAGATACAGGTAATGAGATCAGAGCAGCTTTACAGGGTAAAGATTATGTATTTGTAATAACAGATCTAGCAGCGTATGTTATTCAATTTGTTGGACCACCATTTACATTTAGTGTTAGACAGGTTGGTACAAACTGTGGATGCATCGGTCAACATGCAGCCGCTTTTATTAATGGTATTGTATTTTGGATGGGAGCAGAAGGTGGTTTTTTTGTATTCGACGGAACAGTCAAATCATTGCCATCACTTGTAGAAGATTTTGTGTTTACAACAGACGGAGATAATTTAGGATTAAATTTCGATTCTAGAGATGTTGTATTTGCAGCAGCAAATAATTTATATACAGAGGTAAATTGGTTTTATCCAAAGGCGGGATCAGATCAAATAGATAGATGCGTGACATATAATTACTCTGAAAACATCTGGACCACATCATCGTTAGATAGAACTACCTATCAGGATCAGGGTGTATTTGATGCTCCTTATGCTACAGATTACGAAGATACATCCACACCGGTATTTCCTGATATATTAGGAATAACTAATCTATTTGGTGCAAGTATTTATTATGAACATGAGGAGGGAACCGATCAGGTTAATAGTTCTGGAACTACGGCTATACCTGCATTTATTAGATCTGGTGATTGGGATATTACATCAAGACGTAGCGCTCTTGGTCAACAGACGGGTGTAGCAGATTACAGAGGAGATGGTGAGTTTTTTATGGCTGTCAGACGATTCATACCTGATTTTAAATATCAGACGGGCAATGCCAAAGTAACATTATTTGTCAGTTCTTACCCTGACGATGTAGCTGTAAGTTCTCCACTTGGACCCTTTACAGTTACGTCAACAACTGATAAGGTAGATACTAGAGCCAGAGGAAGATTGGTTTCCATCAAGATAGAGAATGATGCTCTTGGTGAAAGCTGGAGATATGGCACACTAAGATTAGACGCACAACCGGACGGAAGAAGATAATGGATAAAGAATATTTACAATCATTGTTCACACCTGAACAACAATTATTATTTTTTGGTGATGCTAATTATTTTGATAATCAAGCTGAATTCCCTTTTGTTAACGTAAATAAGTTTAAAAACCAGGGGGATATGCAATCTATCATAGATCAAGCAAATACTAAATTTATAAGTCCCACTTATTTAATGAAACAACAATTAGGAATGGTTCCAACAGGTATTACTGCATCAGCGGCAGCGAAAAATATACCATTAATTCCTTTAGAAAAAGATCCTATAGCTGTAGAACAAGGTTTTGTTAAAGGCTCACCAAGTGATGCAAGTTTTCCAGGAGCAAACTTTGAATTTTTTCCATCAGCTATTGAAGATGAATCAGAAGGTGAAGACGAACCAAAAACAAAAAAAGGTATTGCTAAACTATTTGAATTCTTATCAAGGTTTAGTCCTCTTAATTTAGTAAGAGGTGGTTTAGAATCATTAAAAACATTAAATCAAAAAATACGTGATAATGATTTTGCACAATCAAAAACTATGGAAGAATATTTAGAAAAAAGAAGAAGAAGAAAAGAAACTGAGTTTCTTGGAAGTGATGATCCTCAAGGAGAGATAATTACATACGATCCAGCTAAAGTAAGAAACAGACAAAGAATTATGAATATACAACCAACAGCTCAAGATAAAGCTAGAGGACGAATAGGAACTAAAACAAAAGCACCTGCTCCTAAGAGAGATGTATATAGAGAAGCAAAATCAGCATTTTTTAGATAATGGCTAAAGTAACAAATTACATACCTGAACCAAAAGAAGAATACGATGTAGAGAATCAAAGACAGATACTAGAGTCTTTAACCACATTACAAAATCAATTAAACTTTTCTTTTCAACAAGACTTGAAAAACGAACAGGATGCATTTAATTATTTCTTGTCATGAGTATATTTTATAAAAACCAAGGTTTTAAACAATCTGGCACAGGAAAAGATACAGTGCTTACTTGCCCTGCAGATGGAACAATTATAGTCAAAAGTATTTATTGTGCTAACAATGATGCATCATCAGCTATTTTAGTGAACATGAATTTTGTTGATTCATCTGATTCAAGTACAGAGTATGAATTTTTTAGAGATGATGTAGCAGCTAAGTCACAAGTAAATGCTTCACCTCAAGGCTTGAATTTAGAAGCAGGGGATGCTATAACTGTGCAAGCAGCTACAGGCAGTAATAAGATACAAGGTCTGATAAGTTTTGCTTTAATAAATAGAGAGAATGAAAATGGATAAAGATATACCAAAAATAGAATGTAAAACTATAACAACATATAGAAATACTAAGACCGGAGAAATATATAAAGAGAAGAAAGAAGGACCTGATATTGTACAAGACGTTACTGTGCAGGTTACTAATAAAGGTCTAGAAATGTTTCAGAAAGTGATGAATGATAATAAGAAACCAAATTCCTAAGGGTGGAACAGAATTACAATTTGAGTATTTAGAAAAACACGTTGATAAAGATTTATTAGATCAAGTGCAGATCTGCACTTCGGTGCCAGAAAAAATACCATTACATCCAACTAAACCAAACATACTTTGGCAAAAAAATTCTTACGATCAACCTAATTTGGCTCCCTGGTTTAGCAATCCTGCTAATCATAATAAATACGATTGGTATGTTTTTAATTCACACTGGACGTATGAAAAATTTAGATACCATTTTAATATTCCAACAAATAGGTGTGTGGTTATTAAAAATGGTATTGACAAGATAGAACAAGCTAAACCATATCAAAAAGGTCAACCCATAAAGATAATACATCAAAACACACCTTGGCGTGGTTTATCTGTGTTGTTAGGTGCAATGCAATTGGTAAAGAATCCTTTGGTTACTTTAGATGTATACTCATCTACAGAAGTTTATGGTAAGCAGTTTTATGATCAAAATGATCATGAATATAAAGAGCTTTACGAACAAGCACATAAATTACCTAATGTTAATTATCTTGGTTATAGACCTAATCAATACATAAAAGATAATTTAAAAAATTATCATATGTATGTTTATCCTAGTATCTTTGAAGAAACATTTTGTATATCACTACTAGAATGTATGGCTGCAGGTTTATATTGCATCGTCGATGACTTAGGTGCTTTGTACGAAACAGGTGCAGAGTTTCCAATGTATATACCATACGATTCAAATCACAGAGCTATGGCGCAGAAATTTGGTTTTGGTATAGAACAAGCATCGCACACCTTAGATCAAAAACAGATACATGATCATTTAGATTCTCAATCTAGATATGCACATATCTATTACAACTGGAACAAAATAGCTATGCAGTGGACAACATTTTTAAAAGGAGTTATTAATGCAAAATCCCAATAAGCCTATTTGGTTTAACGAAGATACTTATCAAACCATTCAACAATCTAACACAAGAACAGAAGTCATAGATCTGTCTGAACCAGCTGGTAGATCTCCTTATAAAATCATGGTCTGCACACCTGTGCATGGCAACGTGTCTATGCATTATTGTCAAGCGGTATTAAAGTTTCAACAAGATTGCACGTTAAGAAAAATGCTTGTTAGTTTTACATTGATGCAATCTTCTTTGGTTACACAAGGTAGAAATTTATGTGTGGCCGAAATGTTAAATCATGAAGACGGTTACACACATTTATTATTTATAGATGCAGATATTGATTTTAATTTTCAAACTATAGAGACAATGTTAAAAGCTGACAAAGATGTTATTGCATGTCCATATCCAATGAAGTCATTAGATTGGGACAAGATATTTCAAGAAAAAGATAAGGCACAAAATGCAGATCAATTAAAAAGACCCGGATATACCTTTCCAATAAAACTAGAAAATCAAAATCATATAGAGTCCAAACTAGGTATTGTAGAGGCAACTCATGCTCCAACTGGATGTATGTTAATCAAAAGAACTGTATTAGAAAAGATGATAAAACACTACCCTGAATTAAAGATATATCAACCTACCAATATTAACGGAAAAGAAGTCACAAAAGAAAATTTTTATAACTTTTTTGATACTATCCATGACCCTGAAACTAAACGTTATTTTGGTGAAGACTTTGGTTTTTGTCAAAGATGGACCGATATGGGCGGTAAAGTATATCTATATATTATGGACTATATAACCCATGTAGGTGAACATCAGTTCTGTGGTAGGTTCTTTGATAACCTAAAACCAGCTATTGACGATAACAAAAAAATCAAATAA